AGGGAGTACTACGACATGAAGGGACGGCTAAGAAAAAGTGCTAACTTTGTAAAAGATAATCTGTACTTCGTTGAAAAAGAAAGAATCTATATGTACGTCCGAAAAGGACAAGAGATGGTCTTTGGTCCTTATGCGTTTGTTAAACCAATCGACAGAGAAGAAGAAGGATTTCAATATTCGACGAGAGCTGAAAAAGAGCTTATCGGTGAGGTGGCACTTGTCAATGATAGCTACTCCGAACAAGAACAAGTCTTCGAGGGCGATATCGTAACCTTCAGTAAGGACAGCGAATACGAGTTTAAAATAAACGGAGAGCGATTCTATCGTGTCCCTACTAAGAATATAGTTGCTGTGTTATGAGTAAAAAGACTAGAGAGGATATTATAAAGGCCGGAGAGATAGCTGTTAAGGAGCTTATACGTGTTGCTAAGGAAGAGATTATTACGGGCGATCCCGAACATGAACTAGCGGCAGACAGATTAAAAAATGCAGCAGCAACTAAAAAGCTTGCTGTGTTTGATGCGTTTGATATTCTCAATAGGATAGAGGAAGAGCGTAATGTGCTTGACAATGTAGTAGTAGACAAGAAAGATGACTCCAAGAAAGGTTTTGCGGAGAAGTTTAGTAAATGAAGAAGTACGCCCTATACCATATCGACGACAAGAAAATCCCCAAAGATGTCATCAAGAAGAAGAACAAGGAGAAGTCATGGGAATATGGCTATGACGAAGAATACGATGTTGTCGTTATATCAAAGGACGGAACGATTGGCCAGGTATATGATATCAATTCTGTTAAGATAGCGCTACCGTCTGCTCCATCGGAAGTTGACGATAGAGGTAATAGGTGGGCTCCTACTGAATATCCTAGGGAGCTTCAAAGAATCAAGAGCATATTTGACTGGAACAGAAAACCAAAAGAGTTTCAGTCTAAGTGGGTTAGTTTTATAGAAAATGAATTTGATCGTAGAGAGTACGGCTATTGGTTTGTTAATAACGGCGAGCCTTGTTATGTTACTGGTAGCCACTACATGTATCTTCAATGGACGAAAATAGACGTAGGTCTTCCAGACTTCCGTGAGTCCAACCGGATATTCTTTATTTATTACGAGGCGTGCAAGGCTGATAAGAGGTGTTTTGGAATGGTCTACCTAAAGAATAGACGTTCTGGATTCTCTTTTATGAGTGCGGCTGAGATTGTAAATCAAGCAAGTATGTCTAAGGACGCTAGATTTGGAATACTATCTAAGACGGGTGATGACGCCAAAAAGTTGTTCACGGACAAGGTGGTTAATATATCCAATAACTATCCGTTCTTCTTCAAGCCTATACAGGATGGTATGGACCGACCGAAGACGGAGCTTGCGTATCGTGTGCCAGCGTCTAAGATTACAAAGAAGAATATGTCCCGTGTAGACGACGAGGATGACATGGACGGGCTAAACACTACCATTGACTGGAAGAACACGGCAGACAACAGCTATGACGGTGAAAAGCTGCGTATGCTGATACATGACGAGAGCGGGAAGTGGATGGTGCCAAATAAGATATTAAACAACTGGCGTGTAACTAAAACGTGTCTGAGGTTGGGTAGTAAGATTATTGGTAAGTGTATGATGGGCTCAACGTCCAATGCACTAGACAAGGGTGGAGCTCAGTTTAAGAGTTTGTTCGAGGACTCTAATCCGGGAGAAAGAAACGCCAACGGACAGACAAAGAGCGGTATGTATAATCTGTTTATTCCGATGGAGTGGAACTTTGAGGGGTATATAGACGAGTACGGCATGCCCGTGTTTCATACACCAAAGTCACCAATCAGAGGTGTAGACGGAGAAAAGATAAAGATAGGTGTAATAGACTATTGGGAGAACGAGGTAGAGTCATTGAAGTCTGACGCAGATGCATTGAATGAGTTCTATCGTCAGTTTCCTAGAACGGAGTCTCATGCGTTCAGAGACGAGAGTAAGGCGAGTATATTTAACCTTACTAAGATATACCAACAGATAGATTACAATCAATCGCTAATGCGCGATAGAGTGTTGACACGCGGGTACTTTCATTGGAAGGATGGCAAGAAAGACAGCACAGTTGTGTGGACTCCTGACAATAAAGGACGATTCTTGATAAGTTGGTTTCCTCCCGCTCAGATGCAGAATAACGTAATAAAGAGGGGCGATAAGTTCTACCCTGGCAATGAGCACGTCGGAAGCTTTGGTTGTGACTCGTATGATATATCGGGTGTAGTTGGCGGTGGCGGATCGAACGGAGCACTTCACGGTATGACCAAGTTCAATATGGACGATGCTCCAAGTAACTTCTTTTTCTTACAGTATGTAGCTAGGCCACAGACGGCGGAGATGTTTTTTGAGGACGTGTTGATGGCGTGCTGCTTTTATGGTATGCCAGTGCTTGCGGAGAATAACAAGCCAAGACTGCTGTATCACTTTAAGAACAGAGGGTATAGGGCGTTTTCTATGAATAGGCCCGACAAGGAGAAGCACAAGCTGTCAAAGACGGAAAAAGAACTAGGTGGTATACCAAACAGTAGTGAAGACGTTAAGCAGTCTCACGCATCTGCTATCGAGACGTACGTAGAAAAGAATGTCGGCATAGACCTTGAGGGTACATATAGAGACTCTGACGAGATGGGCAATATGTACTTTACGAGGACTCTTGAAGACTGGGCTAGGTTTGATATTAATAATCGTACAAAGTTTGACGCTACAATCAGCAGTGGGCTTGCAATTATGGCAAATCAGAAGCACCTGTATATACAGCAAAAGACACAGTCAAAAATAAGTATTAAATTTGCAAAGTACGACAATAAAGGCAACAACAGCCAAATAATACGATAAATGGATAAAGAAACACTGGTACCATACGTTACCTTCCCAAACAATACTGCCACGGAAGAAGAGAAAGCCTCGATGGAGTATGGTCTAAAAGTGGGCCAGTCTATCCAATACGAGTGGTTTAAACGCTCATCAAATAGCTGTAGATTTTACGATCAGTGGATTGAGTACAATAGACTTAGGCTGTACGCTAGAGGCGAGCAGTCGATAGGAAAGTACAAGAACGAGCTAGCTGTTGATGGTGACTTATCGTATCTTAATTTGAATTGGGAGCCAGTACCAATTATACCTAAGTTTGTTGACATCGTTGTAAACGGAATGTCTAACAGGCTGTATGACGTAAAGGCTCAAGCACAAGACAGACTATCTTCCAAGAAGAGACAAGACTATAGAAGAATGGTTGAGGCCGACATGTTAGCCAAAGACCTATTGACCCAAGTTAAAGATGACTTTGGGGTAGATGCGTTTAACGTAAGTCCAGACGACTTACCAGAGAATAATGACGAGTTGAATCTGTTCATGCAGATTAACTACAAGCCAGGTATTGAGGTTGCTGAAGAGCAAGCTATTAGGACTATACTCAATAATAATCATTACGAAGACATAAAGAGACGCATCGACTATGACCTTACTGTACTTGGCATTGGTATGGCTAAGCACACCTTCAATCCGAATGGAGGTGTCAAGGTTGACTATGTTGATCCTGCGAACGTTGTTTATTCATACACCGACTATCCTACGTTTGATGATTGTTTCTACTTTGGTGAGATTAAAAGAGTCCACATATCCGAGGTTAAAAGAATGTATCCATACCTTACTGATGAGGATATCGAAGAGATTTCAAACTATTCTTATACTTGGTATCAGGATTACGGTGCTATGCGTCCATATACCGATAGTGTCTTCGACAAGGAGATTGTCAATCTTTTATACTTCAATTACAAGACTGATAAAAAGTTTGTCTACAAGAAGAAATACTTGGATAATGGAGGAGAGAGGGTTATTCGTAAGGACGAGAGCTTTAATCCACCAGAAGAAGAAGAGGCAAGGTTTGAGAGAGTAGAAAAAACTATTGAAGTTTGGTACAAAGGCGTTATGGTCCTAGGTACGCAGAAGTTGTTAGAGTGGGATATGATGAAGAACATGGTACGTCCTAAGTCTTCTTCTCACGTTGCGCTTCCAGAATATGTTGCTGTTGCACCTAGAATGTATCGTGGTGTGATTGAGTCGTTGGTTCGCCGCATGGTTGGATTTGCTGATTTAATTCAATTGACTCACTTAAAACTACAACAAGTGATTGCTCGTATGGTTCCAGATGGTGTGTATATCGACGCTGACGGACTGAATGAGGTTGACTTAGGTAACGGTTCTAACTACAACCCAGAGGAAGCATTAAAGATGTACTTCCAAACGGGTTCTGTAATTGGGCGTAGCTATACACAAGACGGAGAGTTTAACAATGCTAGAGTTCCTATTCAAGAGCTAAACAGTAGCGCTGGTCAAGGAAAAATTTCTAGCTTGGTTAATTCTTACAACCACTACCTTAATATGATTCGTGACGTGACGGGTCTTAACGAGGCAAGAGATGGCTCTACTCCTGATCCGAATGCATTGGTAGGGGTACAGAAGCTAGCGGCTTTGAACTCTAACACGGCTACTAGACACGTACTCGAGGGAGGATTATTTGTAACTAAACGATTGGCAGAAGCCATTTCTTTGCGTATTTCCGATGTATTGGAATACTCAGATACTAGAGAGCAGTTGATACATCAGATTGGTTCTCACAGTACTGATATACTAGATGATATTGCAGACCTTTACTTGCATGACTTTGGTGTGCACATTGAAGTCGCTCCAGACGAGGAAGAGAAAGCTCAGATGGAGGCGAACATACAAGTAGCTCTACAGAGAGACCAAATCACCTTAGAAGATGCTATTGACATTCGTGAGTTGAAGAACGTAAAATTAGCTAACGAATTGTTAAAGGTTAAGCGCAAAAACAAGGACAAGCAAGACCAAGAAAGAGAGATGCAGAAGATAGAAGCTCAGACCCAGTCTAATATGCAATCTTCTCAAGCAGCTGCGCAGTCTAAGATGGAGCAGATACAGATGGAGACTCAATCTAAAATGCAAATTAAAAGAGCTGAGGCAGAGTACGATACCATGAGGATGAAGCAAGAGGCTGAGCTAAAGTTGGCGTTGATGGACAAGGAATTCCAGTACCAAATGGCGCTAGCTAATGTGAGTGGTGAGACTCAAAAAGAGATAGAAAAAGAAAAGGAGAAGGCTAAGGATGACCGCATTAGTTTACAGAATACTCAGCAGTCTAAGCTTATCGAACAGAGAAAGAAGGACTTACCTCCACTAAACTTTGAGTCTAACGAAGACAGTTTAGATGGCTTTGACCTAGCCGAGTTTGAACCTAGATAATTATTTATCGTATATTTGCGATGCAAATCAAATAAAATAAAATTATGAGTGAATTTAAAGTACGAGAAGTAAGTGCAGAAGAGGAGAAAAGTGTACAAGAGGTAGAAGAGCAGTTGCTTAACGAACACGAAGAAAAACAACAAGAAGAAGAAACTCAAGAGGTAGAAGCCACGGAGCAACCTCAAGAGGAGTCTGAGCTAGTAACGGAGCAAACAACTCCGGCGCTTAGCGAAGAAGACGTTCTGTCATTTATTAAAGATAGGTACGATAGGCAAATTGATACGGTTGACCAGTTGTTTGAGGCAAAGGAGTCTGCGCCCGAACTTCCAGAAGACGTATCGGCATACCTAAAGTACAAACAAGAAACGGGTCGAGGATTCGATGACTTTGTTAAGATTAACAGAGACTTTGATAACGAAGACCCGAATAGGCTACTTCTTGAGTATTATAAGGATACTAATCCTGGGTTGGACGACGAAGACATTCAGTTCGACATGGAGGATAAGTTTTCTTATGATGAAGAGCTTGATGAGGAAAAAGACATCAAGAAAAAGAAGTTAGCCATGAAACGCGAACTTGCAAAAGCAAAGGACTACTTTGAAAAGCAGAAGGAACAGTATAAGATACCACTTGAGTCAAGAGGTGTTGATATTCCAGAAGCAGATAAAGAGCAGTACGAAGCTTTTAAGAGTCAAGCCCAAAGAGCTAGTGAACTTGAACAAGAGCAGTCCAAGAGGTCTGAGTT